AAGATCGTGTATGCGCGGCATTAGTCGCTCAGGAAATCATCGCGACGGAATCCGCCGCGGGAAGCCGCCCACGATCCTCTGGGCCTAAGTTCTGGAAATCCGCCCATGGCGTCTGACGAGCGAGCACGAGCCAGCGCTCTACTGGCTTCTGTTGAATACTGGGCCTGCATAGAGTTTGACGACGCAATGGGAATCGAGAGGTCTCTGGCGAGGGACAACGCGAATGCGCGCCTGAAGTCTGCGGACATGAAATTAGGGTCCGTTACGACAGCGACGGACCTCAAATAAATAGCGTCGCTCGATGCCACGATGACGTTCTGACCGCCGACTTGTTCGGTGCGGTAAAGGACCGTCCCGTGACCGTTGTCGTTATCGTGAACCGAGATGGTTCTAAGCCAATCGGACGGCATTACATAGGCGTGATCGAACTCGAAACCTGGGTCGGTGCTACTTCGCGCAAGTTGTACTCGCTTGGTCGCGAAGTTCCACGGATGCGAACGTAGCAGGTCGTCACGAACCTCGGTGTAGATATCGTCTGCCGTATTGGCGTTCGTCGAACCGTCGCTGAGGCTGGTGATAGGTGACTGGCCTATCAGCCTCATCGCGACGTTTACAACATCGGTATCGCTAGGCATTGCAGACCCTCAGAAATGAAAAAACCCGCCGGAGCGGGTTTGTTCGTGGAGCGCATCTGTTATCGCGCGGCTTGTCGTTTCGACAGAGCCGGTTTCTGTTCAGGAGTATCCGGCTTTTCCTCTGGCTTACTCGGAGCGATTTCTTGTGCCGTCCACCAGTCTTCGATTTGTTGAGCACGCCGAGCAACAACCGTCTTCGTCATCGGCTGATACGGATTGGCGTCAATCGTCACGGTGTCTTCGACTTCATCGGAAATCACGAACCGCGCGCACGCCAGTAGTTTTGTCTTCTCGTGGTTCATAAACTGGACGTTGAAATATGTACCACACCCCCATCCCTGCGCCGCCAGGATGCGCGGAAGCTCGACATCGAGATTTACTTTATCGCGCGGTTGGTGAAACTTGACGGTCGGCGTGTCCGGGGTAACTTGCACTTCAGGGTAAATAACCATGCTCTTGTCTCCATTTATGGAAATGAACTTTGAAAAACCCAACAATCCTTTCAGCCAAGGACCAATTGCCAACCTTTGGCCAGCCGCGCTCTTTTATGGCCCTCTCAATTGACACTCCCCCAAGTGCTGTGTAAGTCTTCAACTCGTCTACTGATTGTTTGATGACATCTGCAGCGAACAGCGTTTCGCGCGGCATATTGAACCAGCCCCTTGTTTCTCTTTGATCTTCATATTTAAGAGGAGCTAGTATCGTTATCACGATGTATTTCATACTCTTGTCTCCATTTTTCATAAATCAACTTGTCTTCGGGTTTGTGATGTTTTCTGTACGTGGCGTCCATCAGCGCTTTGCCGTTCGAGAAGTGCCGGTGCTCTAGCACGACATCAGGCACGCGCCGCAATACTCCGCGCGCTTCGGCGATATCTTTCCAGACAGTGTCAATGTAGATCCTGTCGAGGCCGGGAAGAGATAGCCAGCCTATTGACCTGACCAGATCGCCGCCGAGAACGAAGTGCGGACAACCTCCTGTCGTTTCACCGCCAGCTGGTACGGCCATGCCGTCACTACCGGCTGCCTCGATAAGCTTTATGTCCCAATGTTTTGTCAGTGGAACGACATCGTCTGCGATGAATCCATACCACGAATAATCAGGTCTCGACCTGAAAGAGTCGTTATAGATTGTCGACAGCGGAGCTCGTTCTGCCGCGATCACATGCCATCCGGGAGGTTTATGTATCGACTCATACTGCATAAAACACGGATCGTCGAAATCGATACATAATTCTGCCGGTGTTGATGCACAGGTATTTACCCACGCGTCGAAGAGACGCTGCAGGTTATGCGGCCGTGAGCGGCTCGGCAGAATCCACATCTGTTTTCTTTATCGCGCCGCGCCCTGAACCCATGGCCTGACGGAGCATCTGCGTGTAGATGATCTTCGGGTGATACTTTGCACGAACCTCTTCCGAAAGTCGTTTCGTCACTTTATCGATCGTGGCGTCATCAATGTCTCTGACAATCTCTGCGGCTTCGCGCGGATCTCGATAGGTCAGGTAACAATCACTGGGAAACCAGTTCGCGATCGGAGATCCTTCAGACTCGAGGAGCGCAGCACCCGCCCAACCGGTCTCCAACACCCTTCCCTTGATGTGGTCTCGATGACCAGAGCCTGTCAGAGATATATTCAGCACTATCTGGCAACGCCGCAGGAAACGGCAGTGGTCTTGATACGTATCTCCGCCTTGACGATGTCGAACCTGAAGACCGCCGAACCACTCCAATGCTTTAACGATTTCGGATCGCCCGTTCCACCGACCGACCGACCCAGAGAAGCCGAACCGTATGTCTTTCGGTACGTCGACCTCGAATGGACGAGGATCAACTGGCGTCAGTGTCGAAAGGTCTACCGGCGCATCGCTGGGACCGTCAATCGCGACCTGCAGGTCGAAACACTTCAGACGGGCATACGTCTCAAGCACTGGATGCCAAGGTCTGTCGGCGGCGTCTGAACACAGGTTGATGAACGTCGCGATCTTACGCAGTTCTCGATATGTTTCCGCACGCGGATTTCCCAGACCTTTCGTAGCACCTATGTAGAAGATCACGTCAGGCTTAGCCGCGCGCGCTGCGTCAATCAGCACATGATCGTTGCGAATGCCTTCGTGATTGAAGGTGATGTGTTCGGACTTACCGAAAACGTACTCCCAGGCGCTGACGTGGTTAACGCAATCCGCTGTCTTGGTCGTAAGAAATACAGCTTTCATCGCTGAAGAATCACACTTGTTTTCACTCGCGCTCTCCAGTACTCCAACAAATCGAACAACGTTTGTTCATATTTTATTTCTGGACTCCATCCAGTGTGGGACCTAAATTTTGTCGTATCAAAAACTTGATTATCTGCATCGATCGGTCTAACTCTACTTTCGTCATACTTCGTAACTAGATTTACGCGCGACAAAGACATTAGATCGCTCAACACATTCCCGACCTTACAGACATGATTACCAGCAATGTTATAAACCCCTCCTGATATCGGATTGGAGGTCAATAGCGTGTGATATGCACGAACGGCGTCACGCACATCAGCTACGGTTCTGGTGCTGTCAAGATTTCCGTGCCTGATAACTGGCTCTATCTTTCTTGCCTCTGCAAGAGCTATTTGTTTTGCAAAAGTTGACTCCATGAAAACGTCACCACGACGTGGTCCTGTATGCGTTCCCATCCTTGTCACTTGCACATGCAGTCCATACGCCTGCGCGTAGTGCTGTCCGAGGAGATCTGTGCCTACCTTCGATATGGCATACGGACTTGCCGGATGAAACGGGCAGTTTTCAGAAATCGGTATATGTTTTGCGTCAACGCGACCGTATACCTCTGAGCTTGAGCAAATGTGAACTCCCGCATCAGGTTTTTCATTTTTAATCGCCTCCAACAAATTCAACGTGCCAGTGACGTTTACATTCAGCGTCTCAACCGGCGAAGTGAAACTGGTCTTCGGATACGACTGCGCGGCCAGGTGAAAGACATAGTCTGGGAGACTCTGCCGCACCGCATTGGACATCGACCATGCATCGGTCAGGTCGGCATGGATGATCCGTATCCGGTCTCTCCGGTTGATCCGGTCGGCGACGCCGGCCAGATTATCCAGGGGATCGTTCCACCGCATCGTGCCGAAGATATCCCAATCGGTATTTGCAAGTAGATAATCAACCAAATGCGATGCTACAAAACCGCCAAGCCCAGTAATCAGTGCCTTCATACACCCATTCGCCGCATGACCAAACGAACATGCTCTACTTCTTCATCACCCATGCCTTGGTGGCATCCGATCGAGAACCCTGAACGCATGACGTGATCAGCGTGTCGCAGATCACCGAATACACGATGTGGCCATAGCTTCATCGCAGGCTGGCGCGCTATGTTTCCGCAGATGATTGATCGCGTCTCGATGCCATTGTTCTCAAGATGCTCACGTAACTGTTTCGCCGTGATTGGCGAAGTCCGCTTAACGACAACGGGGAAACCGAACCACGACGACTGTCCGCACTCAGCCTGCGTCTGTAGTACATCTTGATACTGTGAAAAAACTCGTTGTAGTGCGGCAGCAACGTAACGCCGAACGGCAAGGAAATGCGGTAACTTCCGCAGCTGCTCCAACCCCATCGCAGCCTGCAGCTCCGTCGCCCGCAGGTTATAGCCAGCGTTCACGAACAGGAACTTAGGGTCTATATCCCGATGCTCCTCGAGATACGCACTGTTGTCGTGAATATCACGAACCCATCCGTGCGCCCGCAGGATTCGCAGCAGGTCGCTCATCTCGCGGGTCTTAGCAATCACAAGACCGCCTTCCAGCATGGTCAT